AAAGAAGATATTCGTTTAGCTAATAAATGGAATGTACCACTTGAAAAGTATGCAGAAGAAAAACTGAAAGCTGATAAAGCTGAAGGTGAGTATACTACAATTAATATGCAGCGTGGAGGATAAAGTTATGACACGAACAAATACACGTAGTTCTGAAGCTCGTGAGAACGTAAGCAGAGAAACAACTGAATATACATTTGAAGAACAAGATGCTCTTCATATTCCTGAAGCAGTTATCAATCGTTTCCTAGACGAAGGTATGACTCTTGGTTGGTTAAGAATAACTCTTAAAGGTCAAGAAGATTATAAATATATAGGTAGAAAATTGCAAGAAGGATGGGATTTTGTTAAATCTGAAGACGTTCCTGAACTTGGATCAACATCTGTCGTGAGAGATGAAGGTAGATATGCTGGAGCAGTCTGTCGTGGAGACATTGCGTTAGGTAAAATACCTACTAGAATCTACAAAGCTAGAAGTGAGCATTATAGAAAAAAATCTGATGAGTTAATGGAAGCTGTAAATTCACAGCTTATGAGAGGAAATAATTCTAGGATGCCTATTTCTAACACAAGTAAAACTCAAACTATAAAAGGACGAACACCTAAATTTCAGGAATAGTCCTTTAGAAAAGGAGACAAAACATGTCAACAACTAAGGCGTTTCGTGGTTTTGTTCCTGCTCGTAAAAAAGATGGAGCTTATAATACTGGTTCCTTTACGCAGATTTATTCACCTACTTCAGGTGGAGCTTGTAATAATAATATTTTTACAGGCGATCCTGTAGTATTACCAGGTGCTAATTTTGCAACCATTTCACCATATGTCGCTGGTACTTTAAAACCTTCTGGGGTTTTTGCTGGCTGTTCATATGTGTATAATGGAGAACAAAAATTTGCACGTTACTGGGGTACAGGTACTTCTGCTAATGGATATTCAGATGTTAAGTTCTTTCTCATAACTGATCCAAATCAGACATATTACATTCAATGTAGTTTATCTTTGTCTGCAAACGAACTAATGGTTATTAAAAACTATAATACAACTGTAAGTTCAACTGCAAGTTCTGGTAATACCACAACTGGTCAGTCAAGCTATTATTGTTTAGCAGCGAGTGGAGCAGAATCTGAACAACAACTAAGAGTCATAGATAAGATACAAGATGATGGGGAAACTGATTCAGATGCCTATCCTATTGTAGAAGTATGGCTTAACATGCATAGAGATCGCTACGTTACAGCGACTGCATCTTCAGCATAGAAAGGAAATAGAAAATGGCTATAAATAGATCAAGTATCGCCAAAGAACTCCTTCCTGGACTGAATGCAGTTTTTGGAACTGAGTATGGCGAAGTTAATGATGAGCATAAACCATTATATGAAGTAGAAAATTCTGATAGAGCATTTGAAGAAGAAGTTCTATTTACAGGTTTTGGTACTGCTCCAGATAAAACAGAAGGTGCTGCTGTAAGTTATGATGACGCACAAGAATCATATACAGCTCGTTATGACAACGAAACAGTAGCTCTAGCTTTTGCAGTAACTGAGGAAGCAATGGAGGATAACCTCTATGATACTTTCGCTAAATTACGTGCAAAAGGTCTTGCAAGAGCAATGGCAAACACCAAGCAAGTGAAAGCTGCTAAAGTCTTTAATAATGGCTTTACTGCTGGAGCTTCTGCTATTGGTGATGGTGTAGCATTCTTTAGTGCTTCTCACCCAACCATTTCTGCTGGAAATCAAGATAATAGAGCATCTGCTGCTGCAGTAGCTGAAAGTACACTTGAAAGTGCAGTAATTCAAATACAGAAAACAAAAGATGATAGAGGTATCCTAGTTGGTGCTTCTGCAGTATCTTTACATGTTCCTGTTGACTTACTGTTTACAGCAGATCAATTGTTAAATACTCCAGGATCACCTGGTGGATCTAACAATGACATCAACGCTGTAAGACACTTGGGAGTATTTCCAGATGGCTTCTTCGTAAACAGACGATTTACTGATACCAACGCTTGGTTCATTAAATCTGATGTACCAAATGGTACTAAAATGTTTACAAGAACACCTTTACAAACTAAAATGGAACCAGATTTCGATACTGGAAATCTTCGATTTAAAGCACGTGAAAGATATTCTTTTGGTGTTTCAGATTGGAGACAATGGTATGGAAATGCTGGTGCATAAACCATAAGTATATGAGAGAGAGTAAGAAATTATTCTCTCTCTATACACTCTAAAGGAAGAAATATGACAACAAATATTACATCAAAATTTTTAGCAGGTACTGGTGTTATTGTTACAACATCTAATACTTCTCGTATTATAGGTATTCATGCATATTCTACTGTTAATGGAACCTTTGCTATTGGTGATAGTGGTGGTGATAAAATAAAATTTCAAGTTCCTGCAAGTGGACAAGCAGATATTTATATAGGAGAAATGGGTATTAGGTGTGATGCAACAGTATGTTGTTCAGCTCCAGGTGCTAATGGTGGCGTAACTTTATTATTAGGATAATTACATGCCAGCTTATTCATATCTTAAAGATGATATAGTAAATACAATAGAAAATAATTCAACAGAGTTTTCAGATCATATTCCTTATTTGATTGAAAAAGCTGAAGATCGTTTAATAAAAGAATTAGATGATTCAGGACTTGATTATTATTCTTCATTTACTTTTACAGCTTCAGATCCAGTAGTAAGTTTACCTGCTGGAACATTAGTTGTGCGTAATGTAAGTTTTAAAACAAGTGCTTCTTCTAATATAACTCCTTTATTACAAAGATCATACGAATATGCAATAGACTTTTGGGGATATGCAAGTGCATCTACTGGTACTCCCAGATACTATGCACGAAAAAATAACACATCAATTTATATAGTACCTACTCCTGCATCAACATTAACAGGAGAAATTCAATATACAAAACGACCATTAGCTTTATCAAGTGCTACAGGTACAAGTGCAACAACTTCTAATTACTTTAGTGAGTTTTGTTATAATGCTTTATTTAGTGCATGTATGATAGAAGCTAATTATTTTATAAAAGATTTTAATACTATTCAAGTTTGGGAAGGTAAGTATAAAAATTCCATAGATGGATTACGTAATCAAGCTAGACGTACTAGACAGGATGATATGGAAAGTCCAGCTAGTCCTGCTGGTGGTCCTAATCCAGTTCTACAAGGAGCTAATTAATGTCTAATATTTTAAATATATTTAAAGATTTTAGTTGGGATGAAAAAGAAGATATAAAACAAATAGAAAAATTATTTAAACTGCCTACAACTAAGAAAAATAAGAATGTAAAAATTAAAAAACCTAGAGGTTGGGGTAAAGCTCGTTATGGCAGATAAAAAAAAATCTTTATGGAGAAAATATAAGGATTCTGCAACAGGTAAAGTTATAAATAATATTATGCTTTATTCAACATTAATGGAATTATTAAGTCAGTCTACTCCTATGATGAAAGAAGGTGGACAAATAAAAAAGAAAAAGAAAATTAAAAAGAAACCTAGAGGTTGGGGAAAAGCTAGATATGGTAAATAGAGCTAGTATCAGACAACAAATAACTAAACCAAAGAATAAAAAAACTAAAAAGAAAAGGAAAAAATAAAATGTTAGGACCACATACAATATTAAAAAGACCTGCAGATCTTGAAAAGTTAAATGGGAAACCAACTGGTCAAGGTTTTGGTGCAGCTCGTAAAGGACCTCAAGTTCATGGTGGTCCTATAGAAGCTGTAACAGATGAGAAATATCCTGAAGGAGAATCTTTTAAAACTAACTTAAATGAAGTATCTAATATTGGGGTAAAGTAATGAAATTTAAAGTGGTTAAAAAACTTTGGGATTTATTTAGATCTAATAAAGATGAAATTCAAAAAGTACAAAAGAATATTACAAAGTTAAATAAACAAAAAACAAAAGAGATAAAACATCATGGTTTTAGTAATGCTAATAAAAAATTAGATACTGCTAAAAATAGACTTAAAAGATTAAAAGCAGCAGATAGAGAAAGAATACAAAAATTAAGAAAAGGTGGCTTTGGTGCTCTTATTGCTGTAGGTGGAACTGGTGCTGCAGTAAGTATTATAGATAAAATATTAAAAGATACTAAACCTTATACAATTAAAAAAGGTGATACTCTTTCAGAAATAGCTAGAGATAATGGTACAACATTAAAAGCTATACAAGAAGCTAATCCAAATATTAAAGATCTAAATAAAATTAAACCAGGACAAGAAATTAATTTATCTAAAAAAGTTAAAGATAGAAAATCTGTATATCAAGGTATGTCTAAATCTGAGATGGCTTCTATATCTAAAGATAAAGTTGTTGAAAGAAAATATGGTGGACAAATAGGAACACCTAGAGGAGTAGGAGCTGCATTACGTGGTTATGGTAAAGGGTATAAGTAGTGCCTTTTAAATCTAAGAAACAAAAAACTTATCTAGCTATTAATGAACCAGAAGTTTATAAAAAATTTAAAAAGGAGGAAGTAATGAATAAAAATAAAGGTGGAGGAATGAATAAAGATCTTCGTGAAGGATTAAAAGAAGTAGAAAAGTTTAAAGAAGCACTATCAACATTACCAATTCCTCCTTTGACAAAAGATCCTAGAACAATAGCAATTAAAAAAGGTGGTAAAGTAGATATAAGCAGATCAAGTAAAGGTAAACATAAATATAGGAAAGGAACACATAAAACTAAAACTGCTAAATATGGAGGAAAAGTAGACAATTCAGGGCAACATTTAGTTGCTAAACAATATGGAGGAAAAGTAAAATGAACGCAATAGTAGAAAGATTTAAAGAACCCTCATCTTATTCAGCAATAGCTGCTGTATTCGCAATGGTAGGAATAATTGTACCTAGTGATTTATGGCAAAGTGTTGTTCTAGTAGGATGTGGAGTTTCAGGTTTATTAGGATTTTGGTTACGAGAAAAGAAGTAATTTAAAATGGCAAGATCAGGTACATATAACTTCAATTTAGATATTGACGAAGTTATTCAAGAAGCTACTGAAATGATTGGTGGCGAAGAAACACTTGGTCATACTCCTAAATCTGCTCGTAGATCTATTAATCTAATGTTAAATGATTGGCAGAATAGAGGAGTATTACTATGGACTACCTTTACAACTGCTGTTACTGTTTCAACTAGTACAACAACATATGCATTATCTGATTCAGTAACAGATGCATTAGAAGTTACTTATGCAGCAAATACAAGTAGTTCAGATCTTGAATTACAAAGAATTTCTTTTGAAGAATATAATATTATTCC